AGCGCCATGTCCTCAAGTGTTTGGTCTAGGTCTTTGTCGATTTTAACTTTTAGATTCATATTATTTTATTAATTAAACTCTAGTAATGTAATCGTTTGATGGATTCCAATATATGCAATCATCGCTCAATACATAGCCGACTATTCTTTGAACATCATCCGTTCCGCTTGGGGCTGTTTCTGTTAATGCGCCCGCTGTGGTTGAAAGATATAAAGGCGCTCCGACTGTTGCCCATGTCCACCCGTCATTCCTGACAATTCCTTTAAGTACTACTGTTAAAGGATTACTTGCTGTTCCTGCTGTTGCTGCTAGTCCAAGCATAACCCCGCCCGCTGTTGCTGTTGCGTCTGCATCTGTTAGCGCCCAGCCAGTAGTTGTAAGATAAACAGCTTCCCATTGTGCGATTGTTCCTGTTGCGTTGAATCCTGACAAGTCTTCGCCTGTGTATGTATCATCTGCCGCGGGTTCTACTGTATGTCTGATTATCTTGTTTGTTAAAGTGCTTGTTGAGGAAACAGTGGGAACGTCTACGCCCTCGACTGCTAGAACACCCGCAGCGCTTCTTGATAGTGTGGTGTCTGACGCGTTCCCTAGTTCGATTGTTCCTGCTGTAATTGCGTTTGATGTACCAACTGAGAAAGAACCGCTCGCAGTAATCGCACCCGCTGAATGAGTAAATGTATAGTTTCCATTATTAAAGTTGATAACTGCACCACTAGCTAGAAATATGTCTGACCATTGGTTGCCAGTTCCACCGAGTGCCGCCCCGTCTGTTGTTGAAGGGCTTACCGCTCCTCCGAAGTTGACCGCACCCGCAAACGTCGACCCCGTTGAGTTAGTCGGGCCAACTGTCAAAACTGTTGTCCCGCCTGAGTTTTTTATTGCAACCCCAGACGATCCTGATGTTTGTATCGTGTCGGTCTGCACAAGCCCGTCAAATGTGACGCTTGTTGTCCCTGCAATCGCCAAAACGTTATTTGTTTGCGTTATTGTTATATCACCATTATCAAAGTTTATAACCCCACCCTCTGCAAGGAACAAATCGGAGAATTGATAAGATGCTGTACCCAACGCAAGGCCGTTGTTCGTGACGGGCTTCATCGTAGTCCCGTCAATGATTACCCTCCCTGTTACTACGCCAGCGATAGCCGTGCTAATTTGCACAGCGCCTGTGTTATCTTGTCCACTACGATAAGCCGTCATACTGGCGATCTGATTTGCGACCCCTAGGTTGTCTTCAATGTTGAAAGACAGCTGTGGTCCAAATGTATCATTCATATCAGCGGTACAAGTCGCTTGCAAGATCAAAGTCCCAGCGCCGCCAGTGATAGATGATGTCGTTCTTTCGATCATTACGAACCCGCCAGCAGTAGAACCAACAAAGTGCTGTGAGTATTCGGGAGAAGCAGTGCCAAACCCGACACGGTCATTTGTTGAGTCAACGACAAGGACGTTAGTGTCAACAACAAGCGTATTCCCTGCGCTAGTAGCCCTAATATTAACCGCTCCTGTGTCTGATATAGTAGGCGCTCCTGTTGTGTATCCTTGAATGATCTTGCCAGTTGTTCCGTTGAATCTTGCTATTGAGTTATCAACCGAGCTTGACGGGCCTGTTACATCTCCACTGCCTGAGCCTCCTGATGGGGTTACGTTTTCCCATAAGCCAGTTGTTGCGTTGTATTGGATTGTTTGCCCATTTTCTGGACTTACAATATTGGCATCGCTCAGTTGATTTAGATACCTCGCCCCAGCTGGGACTTGCTTAACTTGTGGGAGATTTTTTATGTGCTTCGCATCAATTTTCAACGATGGGTCATTGTCTAATTCGTTTATTTTATTTACAATCTCCTCGCCTGTAACAGGCTTGACCTCCTGTTGCGGAATTTCATTTTTTAATCTTTCGAAGACTAAGCTTGCAACAACTTCCTCATCAGCATCTTCTCCATCTTTTGGCTTGTATGCTTTGATGTCTTCTGCGATAGCCTCCACTCTTACGAGCATGTCGTTTATTATCTCGTTGACTTGTTTGACGACTTCCTTGCTTGTGTTTTTGCCTTGTGTGACACATTGATTAATAGTTGTCTCGTGTTTTTCGATAATCTCGTTGAGGAGTTCGTTAACCCTGCTTTTTGTGTCCTCGTTTAGATTAATATTGTCCTCCTTAAACGCTGACAGAATAGACACAATACCATTAAATATAGTGTTTATATCATCCTTGCTAACAACATTGTCGCTGTTGAGGACTTTAGCTAATTTTATTAGGTGTTCTTTCATATAGTTAAACAGGGTCAACCTTTTTAGAGTTGACCCTGATGTTATCATGGGTTATATTTAGTTATTTACATTATACCATCAATAAAATTAATCTTGTAATTTACTTGATTTTCAAGCCCCTGAGTTCTTTTTCAAGAGCAGATTGTCGGTCTGATATGTCTCTCAGAGCTTTTTCGTAGTTCTTTGAAGATCTTTTGTCTTTTGATAGTAGAGACCTTTCCCTAATAAGCTTTTTCGCGGCATCAAGGTTTGATATCTCTTGGTCAATAGATTCAATAGTCGTAGCCCCAGCTCTTACAAATCCGCCTTGTTTAATCCTTGCGGCGGTCATCATAGCATCTTCAATTGTTTCAGGTACTTTGTCCAGTTCCGAGACTACCCCACTTTTTGTTTTGTTAGCGATTCTTTTAGCTTTGCCTATTGGGTCTGTAATCGTGTTTAAAAGTTTATCAGCCGCAATCCCGACTAGCCCCGCACGTGATAAAGCTTGTCCTCTAATAACTTGCTCTAACAAGCTAGCCTGTCTAACATCACCAATGTTTTCCATCGCAAACTTTGCTAGAGTCGCTTCATTGACCAAGTCTATACCTGTTAAGTCTTTAATTTCTGCAAATAATTTTCTTGGTAGTGTGCCATTAGGACTAAACAACTGCTTCATCAGTGAAGCGCCTTTATTTCCATCAACTCCGAGACCCTTCTCTAATAGCCTTCTGTTCTTGATCAATTTTGCAAATTCATCGTTTATTCTGGTGTACTCTTCGCCGCCAAGTTCCTTAAGTTGCTTGTTTAGTACTCCCGTAGCTCTTTGCAAAATACCTTCTACTTGAGTATTAACAGGCACAGAAGCCATCCCGCTACGCTGATAAAGAAGGTCTTGTATATAGTCCACTGCATCATCGACTTTTTGGAAATTAGGACTCTTAGATACTTCGAGCAACTTCTTGTTAACGTCTTTTAACAAATCGAAATCTTGAGAGTTGGAGATCTTTGAAGTTCTACCTTCAACGTTAACAAATTCGCCTTTATTATTAAACTTTACACCTAGGATATCTTCAACTTCTTCTTTAATTGCGGTTAATGTGTCGGTCACTATTGCCCCAGTGTCTATATCTTTCAGATTTTGGGTTACCGCTTTTTTGCTCTTACCAAGTTCTTGTGATTTCGTGCTTAAGATTCCCAGTGCGTTTTCGCCTTCTTTTCCTGCAAGCTCCATAGGTGTTTGAACAGAATAATCGGCCAGTGCTTTTTCAGCTTGATCTGCGTATTTATTAAGCGTTTTTTGAGCATCAACGTTTGTCTCGAGTTGCTTTATCACTCCTTTTTCGATTGGTGTTATAACGTCTTTAGCTGAATTGACTAATCGGCTATCAAGTATGTTTTGAGATGTTCTGTTTAGAAAGTTCGGCAGTTCTTCAAAGGCATTTTTACCAGTCTGTGCCACATCATCCACTACCCTGAGCGCATTTCTGGCAACTGATTTTGTCCCTTGTTCCACACCTTCTGCGGCAAGAGATGCGCCTTTGCCTGCGGGTATAATACCAGCAATATTAACCACGTTTTCAAACGCCTCAGCCTTTCGAGGGTTAGAATGCGCCCAGTTCTTGTAAACATCCATACCTTGGTCTAAAAGAATTAACCCTGTGCGGATTAATTGGGTACTTGATGCTGCGTTCATAGTAGCCGAACCGACTGACTTCGCTGTGTCTATTATAGGTTGTTCTATCGAATCAGGGGTTAGCTCGCTGATTCCTCTAGCACCTAACTTAAGAGCATTGAACCCAAGGTCTCCAACTAGGCCCGCCGCTTGTCCTAGTTCTCTGAATCGATACTCTCCCGCTGTTCGTTCTTTTCGTGCTAGTTGTCCTTGTGCTTCTTCTAGTGTCCCTCTTCTTGTGTTTATACTTTCCTTTGTATCGTCTATAAATTGTCTAAATATGTTTTTTTTTGCAAGCTCTGCCGATGAGACAGAGCTGACAGGCTCGTCAAAGTTGTCTGTTTCTGACCCGACGACTTTGACCTTGCCTTTTGAGAAGAAGTCTTTTGGTGTTATATATGGCATATTATTCTATAATTCTTAATCTACCGTCAGGAGTTACCACGACCTTTTCTGATCCGTTTTCTAATTCTTGGCCGACTGTATACTCTTTCCCACCGACATTTACTTTTGAATAACCGTAGATAGAAACCCCCGAGGTGGACAATTTTGATTTTAACGTGTTGTTAATAGATGATTCAAAATTGTTTAATTTGTTGCCTGCTGTATCACCAGAGAGAAATTTGCCCGACCACCTTGTAGGTAGTTTTTTCTCGTACTCTGCTTGCTCATATGGCGTAAGTGCCGCCCCACTTCTTGCACGGGATAATAGATCTACAATCTCAGATTTAAGTGATTCGAACTGTGCTTGTTTTTTTGTAGTATATACAAGACCGAATAAACCGCTTAATACACCTTGGTTTGTCTCTTTCTCTAATTGTTTTAATTCCTGTACTTTATTGGTTATATCGTATAAGGCCTGAATGCCATTCAACTGGCTATCTCCCAACTGGCTTGATTTAACCCCTGTGTTTATATCAACAATTGTGCCAGCTGGCTTTGGGAGTGCTTTCGCAACCTCTGAAACTGACCCAAAAGTGCCTTTAGGTAGCCCAGTTGGTATTTGCCCAGTTGCCGCATACTGTTGAGCGTAAGCTACTAAGTTAGGTACGTCTAACGCGTTTGTTGTCGCATCGATACTTGCCTTTTTCTGATCTAGCGCTAGCCTAGCTCTAGAAAGATTCATTTCTTGTACTTTGAGGTTATTTTCAAACTTCCTTTGTTCTTGCTGTGCCTTATACTCTGCCCCTAGATATTGGCTAGCATTTTTGATTGCTGACTTGGTGTCAATTGAGTTTTCAATCTTCATTAGCGTCTGTTGGTCAGCTCCGAATCTTGCCGCCTCAAGGACTATATTCGATATTTCTTTTTCCTTTGCCTTTTCTTCTGCCAGTGCTTTTTCTTGGTCTGCGTAGAGTTTCTCGAGTGCCTTTGCTCTGATCTGTTGCTGTGTATTCATTTGGTCTTTTAGGAATGAAAGCCTTTGAGATTTTACCGCCAATTCATTTTCTAGCGCTGCGTACTTAACGTCCACCGCCCTATCTGCTGTACTTTGGGCAAGCGATAGATTCCCACGTATTGCCTCAGCACGTGCTTGCAACATACCTATATTCGCAGCTGATGTTCTTATGAGCTGTTGTTGTTTTGTGCCTACTATCGCCGCTAGTTGCTGAGGTTGGTTTTCTAGTTCTTGTGTTGCCGCATTCGCCGTCGCAATGTCTTGGGCAATCCTGTTATTTATATCCTGAAAGTCTTTACGTAATTGAGGGATATTCTGTTTATTCTCAGCCTCTAGTTGATCAGCTTCTCTCTTGCCTTGATCTGACAAAAGCTTTAGGATGTCATTCTGTGCGTTTGTGACGTCTGTTTGTGCTGTGGTGGGTAGACTGTACTCTTTGATGTAATCGTCAAGGGTTTTTCGAACAGTTGGGGCTGATGACAATATAGCTTTCGTGTCAGCTGTGTCATTAGCTACTTGTGGGAGATCAGCCGCGAAGTCGACGGGTGCTTGAAGAAGCCCCTTAGCTGAAATAGCTGAATTGCTTGCGGTACTGCTTACGTTTGCATTTGTGCTGACATTCGCATTTGTTTTCTCTGCCCCTGTTGTTGTGTACTCCTTACCATCTAAAAATTTAATTGTATCTGGTGTTGTTTCGTCCATTTTTTTAAGTTAATGTTGCATATCGCCACACGTTGTTTGTCACATCATAGATATATACTCTATAAGTTGACCCTGAGGAATAGAACACTATCTGGTCTCTTGCGACATTTGGCGTTGCGGTTGGGATTGAGCTTGATGTATTAAACATACCGTATATATTCTCTAGTTTCTGTATTTCGGGCGGTTGGGTCTGAGGAATATCGTCAGGGAAACCAACAACCGCCTTATCCTTTTTTGTTTCGTCTGGTGTATTTGTTTTACGCATAACTTGCCCTTTCATCGGTTGGCTCTCCGTAGATCTCAATACTTTTGACTGCTCCGTTTGTTGTTATTTCTATGTCTGAGACCTCACTGAATATTCCGACGTCTGATCCATCTCCTGCGGACGTGTGATCAAAAATTAGGTTCTGTTCGTCTGGGTCAGTCGTGTTTGTTCTGGTTTCGCTTGCCTTTATTGTTTTTGTGCTTGCTGCGTTTAGTAATTTTAGCGCAACTGTTACACCGCTTGATATAGGTTGTCGCATGACGATTCTTGCGTGTGAGAATGTGTAAGGTTGGGGCAGTGTGAACCCTGCAACATTTGCGACTGCTGTGTTAGCCGCTCCATTGCTGTTAATTTGGTAAAGATGAACATCTCCGCCAACTGTTGCCCCGACTAAAATATGAGTGTCGTCTGTCCCGATAGTGTTTAGCGTGCCTGTGATGGTATTAGGGTTGAACAGTCTTTCGGTTCTGCCTACTATATTTGTACCATGAGCTAGAAGTCTATCGGATGGAGAAGTCCAAAGCAGGAAATTATTTCTATAAAGTGTAGCGCCTGATACTAGAGTTGGCGCGTCGGATGTGGTGACTACACCGCCAGATACGTCGGAGAATGGGACAACAAGTCTAGGTCTCATGGCACTGCTACACAAATATATCCCTCTTGGGGTAATGATTTTTATTGTGTCTCCTATTATTTCAGCCGCTGATATATCTGAATCTTGAAATTCAAAGATTTGGTCAAACACTGATTTTGCCATGTCCCAAAAAGCCACGACACACGATCCTCTACTGCCTTGTTGGTTTGATGCTAACCAGACAAGATACCTACCGTCATTGAGAAGCTTCTTAACCTGAAAGCCTGACTCAAGAGATGCCGCGACTGTTGTCGTGTTTCCTGATGTACCTGTTGTGTTAGTAATTTTTGCGACATTATTCCCATTACCTATATAGCCGTTTCTATCAGCTCCTATGCAAAAAGGGAAATAACTGCCAGATAGACCTGTGAGTATAGCAACGTCAGAACCGCTTGATACTGGGATTATATTGCTTCTTGCTGATGTCCCTGCAATATAGATCAGTCTACCCTTGAATATAGCGAGTGTGTAAGATGTGGCGCTTCCTGATGTTATTTGAGCCGATACATCTGTTACAGTTGGGGAGTCAGGCTCTACATCGTATAACTTATAATTATCACAGAACACGTAGAATCTACTTTCAGCATTGTAATAAGGTAGTATGTACTTTATCGTATTTGTCGTGCCTATTGTTCCGCTTCCTATGCGTGTTGGGACTCTGGTTGGTGAGAATGACCCGTTTCTTACAAATGGATCACAGTTTTTAAATGTTTTGAAAATTCCACCTACCATATTTTCAGTCTCATAACTCAGTCCTTTTTCCCAATCAGTGTTTTTTATTTCAAATATTTTTCTCATTTGTTTGATTCTGATAATGCTCTTAACCCTCTTGATTGGGGTTTTTCTCTCATAGCGAAATGCCTTGAGATCTTGCTCTCCCACGATAGAATATTATTCATATTTGAAACCCTGTTGCCCATATTGTTTTCATCTAGGTATGGTTGAGCAGCAACCTGACACAGGTATTCATGGTGGATGCTAGGAACACCCGGCACTTTGGTTGTGTCTGATGTTGTCATATAAGACGCTGGGCGGTCAAAGTAAGCTTTTAATGCCCCTGTGAGGTTGTAGCTTGGCGTTGGACGGAGATAAATAAAATCACCCAGTTTCATCATGTGGGTTGGTGTTCCTGTTATGCTTGTTGAGTACGCGTCATTAAAGCTTAAACCTTGCCTGTCTAGGTCTGAAAAACTTTCCAATATCAACGGGGTTGCATTTCCGTTACTTGCTAAGACTTCAATCTTTAGCGCAATAAATAGCTTCTCTGTAAACGAGCTTATTTTATACTTGTTAGTACCTGAAACTAGATTTTGGGTGTCAATCGGTGGATTTGAATGGTTGATATCGTCAAAGCTCCATTTTCCGTTTGCCTTGAACGCGAGATCATGATACTGATCAAGGGCAAAATTGAACCGACGTGTTATGTCAACCAACGGATATTTTCCAAGACTTGCCTTGCAAATCCTGAGAACTTCGGATACACAATCCTGTTGCGAGGCGTGTGAATTATATTGCATTTTTATACGCTTAATATTTTATCACCGATTGTACCTGATCTTGAGATCATACCACCACCCACTGCAAGCAATGGATGGAAAATGTGCTTAAGATGTAGCGAATGGTGTCGCCACTGTTCCAGATCCTTGTACAATGCCCTCTACGTGCCACAAGGTTGATGATACACAAGTGAATTTTAAGATCGTACCCTTGATACCGCCTGTGGTTGTTCCGTTCATTGTAACAGCAACGTGTGTCGATCCATTACCAACAAATCCGATTACTGCGTTTGATGTGTCTGTGTCAATGCTGATAAGCCCACCTGTTAGGAATACAGAACCAGATGATGTGATGACCTTGTAAGAGTTAGAGGTTACAGTCGTTGTAACTATAAATGTATAGACTGCTCCGACAACTGGTGTCGGTAGTGTGAAAACTATACCTGCGGCTCTGTCCATGAGGAAAACTGAGCCTGACTCTGCTTGTGTAACAGCGTCAGTCGCCCCAAGTCCTGAAATAAGGGGCTTTTTTCCATTGACATAGTCAAAGGTCGGGTTTAACCCGTTTGGTTGTGCCATTTGTTTGTTTGTTTAATTATATAAACCCCTTAAGCTTTGCTTTTACGGGATTTGATAAGATATACGCCTTCTGTATTTCTGTAAGTTCTTTGACTTTCGGTTTTGCCTCTTGTACTTCTATTTCTGCCACTTCTTCAACGCCTTGAGCTTCCTTGCTGATTTCTAGGTCAGCCCCTCCAGATATTTCTTGCTGTATTTCTTCTTTTGGTTCTTTGTCGGTGTTCTTCACCGATGCTTTTTTTGTTATTTTCATATAGTAGGTATGGGGGTTATATCTCGGTGAAAACACAACCCCCATAAATTGATTAAGCCAATGTGATATCGACAATGAGGCTTGCTTTAGTTGCCCATGCCTTGAATCCGATGTATCCGTAGGTTACTACTTCCATACCTGTTTTACCTGTTACATACTTTTCCTCAAACTTTACACCTCTTGGAGCTGCATATGTGGTAACACCCTTAACACCGAATACTCTGTGACCTGCGTTTGTCCATGTCTTTGTTCCAGATGTTGTTGAGGTTGTTTCGTCAGCGAATGTGCCAGATCTTACAACGTGGATATCAACTCCCATGTAGTTGTCCATCAAACCATTGTTCAAAGCTGCGTCAGCGAATGAGAAGCCGTTTGTTGCGCCTGCTTGTACAAAACCTGGTACGTCAGTATTTTCAATAACCAAGAATAGACCCTTGTAAGCATCTGCGTATCCTGCAACCTTTGAGATAAGGTTTGACATGATTATGTTGATGTTTGAGGCTGTGGTGAATCCACCTGTTGGGGTTGTGTATGTACCTGTGCCATCTTCACAAAGAGTGTTGATAACCCACTTGTCGATTGCGTAAGCAACTGAATACATTTGTTCGTCTGTTCTGCTTGCGAAAAGATCAAAGTTTGATAGTGTGTCTTCAAAGTCAAAGATGTGTTCAGCAACGATTACCTCATCAGCTACTGTTAGAGTGTCATCTGTGGTTGTGAATGATGCTGGTGTGTATGTACCTGCGATTGCTTGCACAACTGCTGTTGGTTGTGATCCGTAGGGGTTTTGAATGGTCTTTGCGTCTGTTCTGTCTACCGCACATACTTTTTCTGCAACAAGTGCATTGCGGAGTACCATATCAAGGGTGCTAAGTCTGTACTTATCACGATAGGTCTTGGTTGAAATTGTGTTCATTTGTGTTCGAGAAATCGAACTGTCACCGCTGTTCTTTTTCTGCTATTTTTTGTTAAATTTAGTTTGGAATCTTGCCTTTGCTAGCATTTCAGCGTCATCAGGCAACTTGCCTTGCGAGGCGTTATCTAATATAACATCATCGCTAAGCTGTGTTTTCTGTTTTCTTGATGCCCCTGTGTTTGCTGCAAGTGCGACCGCTCTATTTTCTTTAAGTTCTGAAAGGATTGACTTCATAACTGGAGACTTAAGCGCCTCGGATATTGTCAGCCCCTTGAGCTTGGCGTAATCTTGCAATTGCTCGATGTCTGTTTCTTCTGTTATATCGGCCTTGATTAAGGTCAATAAATCAGATTGCGACACCTCATAACTTTTTCTGGGTTCGCTTTTGTCTCGTGCTGTTTTGGCATTTGACCTTACCCAGTTGCCGTTATCATCTTGAACGTATCCTTGCTCTTTCTTAAGTCGTGCATAAAGTTTCTTGCTTGATGCTTCGGCTTTAGCCATGGCTTCGTTCTTTTTTGCGATGATATCTCTTAGTGTATCAACGTCATCAATATCATTGATGTCATCGTCAACTTCATTGCCTGATGGAGTTGCGTCAGTATCGTTTGGAGAGTCGATAAGCTCGTCGTCGTTGTATAACATACGCTTTAGCGATTTTAGTGTGTTCGCGAACACTTTAATGTAAGTCTAAGCGACTTTATAACAGGTCTATAAAGACCCGCTAAAAATAGCCTATTTGTTAGAATCCTTGAGTGCTTTCTTTAGTGCATCTTCTGGCTTCTCCAATTCAAGGTTGGCGATAAGATTCATTTGCATCAGCACTTGATCAACATGTGCGATAAGTTGGTTTCTTGCCTTGATGTTTATGAGTGCCTCTTCTGGTGTCTGGTCTTTAACGTCAACTGTCATCCACAAGTCAATGATTTGACCGATAGGCGCTGTTGGGTCAATTTCTGGTAAGAACATTTTTCTCATGAGCCTAAGCAGTTCATCGTTTCCCTTGAATAGGTTAGCTAACACCGCCCTTTCTCGGTCAGTGATTCTCATTTGTGATCCTTTAGCTTGTCCGTTTGTTTGTGACATAATTTTTTATTAATTCCTCGGCTTGTTCCTTAGTGGTAACATTGCCGTACATTTTAGAGCTTAATTGCTTAGCAAATTCTTTTAAATATTGTCTGCGATAATGCCTATCTAGTTTATTGTAAATAAATTTATATTGCTCACCGAAAGCTTCAAGTTCTTGATGGAATCTAAAAGAATCATCCACAAGATACCTACTCCACCAATCGCTGACTCGATAGTGTTTTTGTTGTTGCGCGTGATGCTCTTCGTGTGCCATCAGGTCAGGCGATATGTCCTGACCTGATGGATTATACAAGCAATCTCCGTATGCGAACACTGGAGTAAATCCACTTAAATCAAATCTAAGCCTGATTTGGTCTATATTCGGTGGGTTTTCGTGCCTTACTTTCATGTTTCACGTTAAATAATTAATTGGCTGTTACTGCATTAATTGCTGTTGTGCTTGTTGAGGTGAGGGCATCTGTACAGTTGTTTCGAATTGTCCTAGTTCGACTGAGGATATCTGCCCTGATGTTTCAAGTATTTTGTTAAACAAGAATTTGCCCTGTGGTGTTTGTAGTACTTGCGCTCTGTTAGGGTCTGCTATTGTCTCAAATACTGTTCTTAGTGTGTCTAGCGCCGCGGCTTTCTCGTAGTTCTCGCCTGTTATTTCAACTTCGACATCCCATTCAAGATCTTTTAGGACATCTGACCATTTCTCGGTTATTATATCCGAAGGTCTTATGAACCTTTCATTTCCTTGCTCTGATAGCTCCATTCTTATCTCTCTTTCGATTTCGGCGGCGTCTGGGATAGGTTGCAACTTGTCGTTCAGTGCGTTCTCAATTATCTTTTGGTTTCTTCTTCGGATAACCTCTTTTGGTACATAGATAGAATCAAACTTTTGTATTCCTTGATCATCAAGCGTCGCTGCTATTTCCTCGACTGTGTCCATTCTCTTTTTGATGTGCGGGATTATGTATTTTCGAATTGCTTTCTCAAGGTCTAGGCCTTTGTTCTCGATCATTACCTCAAATAAGGAATGTGACTCTTGGTTGAGAATAGCGACTTGTCTGTAAGCTGTCCCCGAAGGCATGGTGTTGCCTGATATTGCGTCTGGTGTTGAGGTTATCTCTTTAGCAAGTATTTGCCATTGTGTCCCGAAATTCTGCAATGATGTGATGTCGTGTGAGCTGTTGTTTAATTGTGTCAGTGGGGCGTTGGGTGAGTGGATCAGGATATTACCGTTGACTATGTCGTCAAGAGCGTTTATGCCTACAAAGGACGGGTCAGCTGTTTGAAATATTAGCTTTGAGGCTAGATCGAGCTGATCTTTCGCTGACTTCGCTGTGTGGTTAACCATCCATTGAGATTCAAACAATCTTTCGACTGCCCCGTAACCCAATACTCGACCTTCTTCTTCAATCAGGTGGGTCAACATATACGGGTCTACTTTTTCTCTGCCTTTGATTAAGGTGAAATCATCATATTGTACCGATCTACCTTTTTTATTGGCAACGAATGAGACCACGTGCATCTGTTGTTGGTAGATCTTTTCATCTTGTTCTCTTCCTGTGATCAACGATAGAGGCAAAACCCCATGAACTTCGTATACTGTAATGTACCCGTTTTTTGTGTCTTTCTTCCTTTTCGCTATATCCTCTCTTGCGCTTATCGAATCAAGCAAACTATCAACAACTGCTTGGTCATACCCGTCTCTGCTTTTAAGCTCAGCAGGTGTGAGCGAAAGTTTTTCGATCTTTATATTATTATCAAAATCAATCGCGTCGCATATCAGCCTATTCCATGGCACTACGTCCACATGCAACTCGTCGCCTTTTTCTACAAACTTTAACACCGCTGACCCGTAGGTTGCCAGTGTTATCCCCCATTTGTTAAGCCATGCGCCAGCGCCTGATCTTCTAAGCCAATCTTGAAAGTGTATTGTAGCGATAAAGGCCGCAATAGTGTTTTTTCTCTTGGTAGCCTTGATGCGCATGTTCTTCCTATCGATATCTGTTGCCCTGTACCATATATTGCGAGCCGCCACATTTATATTGAAGAATGGGCGTTCACGTCCTTGGCTGTCCTTGTCCCCTGAAATATGTTTGCTGTGGTTGTACGCTTCGATTCTGTTGATTGTGTCGTATAGTGAAAAATCAACATACTCAGATATGTTTGTTGTTCCTGTAATATAATTATTCTCAGCTTGCCTTACTAGCTCGCCAATGCTAAGTTGTGACATTAAGTAAGTTTTAATTAGTTGTATAGCAGTGTGATGTCTGCTGTACCACCGATTGTTGCGTATAGGCCCACTGTGAAATTGATAGGCTCTGGGAATGTAACAACGCCCGAACCTGCTGTGAATGTGTATGTGTTAATGATCACAGTTGTTGCCGCTGATGTATTGTCCCATAGCTTTAGCGTTCCGCTTGTATGCGAGTTAATGATAAAACCGTAGACTTTGCCAACGCCTGTCTTGATTAACGCTGATGTTGTTTTGTTAGAATATAATGCTCCGCTTATTTCGCTCATTTATTTGAATTTAATTGCTTGGATGCCCTAGCTAAATTGAATTGTCTCTTTTGTGATATAGTGACTTCTTCGTTACTACTGCTCATGGCCTCGTTCTTTAATTCGAACCATGCCCTATATATAATAGTATCACCCAAATCTGGAGATCTGCCAAGTTCTTGTTTAATATCCTCTTTTTTCTTAATTGCAAGCTTTTGATCTGAGTCAATGTGTTTAGCTCTCAATAGCGCATTTAAGTCTGATATAATCTCTTCCCTGTAATCTTCTACCTTAAAAGCAATTTTATGCTCGTTGATCAGCTCCGCTATCTTATACGCACATTGTGCCTTGAGGCTATCAAAGTTAGTTTTATTGACTAGGTTGCTATCAATTTTGTGCAATTTCTGTCTGACCTCAGTCAATGTAGGTAAAGGCCTTGATCTAGCTATGAACCCGTTTATTCCGTACAATCCATCAACTACACCACCACCGATTCCATCTTCATCAACTAATATGTGAGAGTATGGAATACCTTCTTTTGCCGCTTCGTCTTTAATCTTCTGTCGAGTCTGTGCTGTGTCTTGTTTTTGGTATTTCTGCACTTTGTACAACTCCAACCCTTCCCAAAAAGAAAACGTTGTATAATCTTTCCCTAGCCTAGCAACATCAACAATAAGGTACTTATGATTGTCTTTAACTATCGTGTTGGTGAAAGCATCAGTTAACGCCTCGGGGTGGATAAGTGCGTCTTTGTCTTCGTCGTAGTCCCAATTACCTTCGAACAGTCTTTGTCTCCTTACTGTGTCTTTTTCGTTTCTTAGTGTTTCGACATAATCAGCTGATAGATATGTGTTGTCGGTTGCGAACGCTGGAATGAACTGTTTGTTTTCAGGTAAGGTGTTTCTTCTGTACGGGTCAACAAATTCATTCTTCATCCATCCTTTTTTCGGGTTTGCTGTTATAAGCAGTTTCTTTTTGAGTCCGTATTCATCATTTTTCCAACGTCCTATTGACAACCACAAGTTTGCCTTTGCCGCCTCTGCTACTTCTCCGCCTTCTTCTATCCATCCTCTGGTCATTTGCATTGAACCGAATCTTTCATACATCGGGTCTGATGGGATCGCCTTGCAGGGTATCAGGAATACTTTTGATCCGTTATACAGTGTATAAACATGGTTCTGTCCGTTATAGTTCGCATAGTCTGATAGTTTAAGCCCCCACTTCTGGAATACTTCATTTATCGTCGGTATGGTGTAGTTTGTTAAATCAATCAATTCTTGCCTTGCAATAAAGTAATGTGTTTCTGGGTATATCAACGCATCTCCGAATATCAGTGAAGCACCTAGAAAGCTCTTGCCTCCACCTTTAGCGCCACCATATAGCATCTCTTCTGTGACATCATCAATCCAGTGTTTAACCGCTTGTAGTTGTTTCGGGTTCTTTGTTTTGAATTGAATCTCCATCTTGTATAATTTTCATCCCTGTTATAGTTGCTTTGATTGCTCCGCCGTCTTCACCTGTTAACTCTGTTCTCGTTGAATACTCCGCTTTCCCTAACCTTTCAGCTAAAAACTTAGCGGTGTCTTGCTTAATTTTTATTAATTGCGGATTAGTAACTACTACTTGTTCCCTTCCTTCTCCGTGGCCTTCCCATTCCAAAGTATTAATTGGCATATCGAGTGTCTCCTCTAATACTTTTTCGGCTTTTCCCAACATATTGAGCCGCCTAAGCTTTCCTTTGAACCATTCAACTGTTGTTATTTGGTCTGCATAATCTGGTTCGTAGCCTGCTTTTATTGCTGATTGTGTGCCGTTTCCAAATGTTTCTGACCTTGGGTTGGTGTATAGTTCCCAACAAAGCCTCTGCCTTGGGTCTAGTGTAAACTGATTTGCTCCGTAAGGGTTAGTTGTCGCGCCTTCTCTTGGTTTTATTTCCATATTCTGCCCCGCCTGTATAGACGAAGCATTTATGATTACAAAATCATTTCACTGGTTGGTTAAAAAGGCCTTTAACAATGTATTTGGTTTGCCTATGCACTAAGTAAGTATCGGGTTTTCCTTGATTATCTGCTGTTATTTCCAGTTTTTCGTAAGGTTTAAGTTCTCGAATCGCTTGCAAAATCTGCAATTCTCCAGATGTTATTTTTTCGAATTGTTCCATTTTGATTCGATTAAACGTTTACTTCATATATTAATTATCCACCTTATTTATTAAAAAAGCAAATGTTTTTTACATTTTTCTTTTGGCTTAACTAAGCGTTTTTATGTTATAACCATAACTTTATCCACAGTATCCCCCTTGTCTAAATATAAATGATATGATATTATATATATGTGAGGGAGAGAGGTAAGACTGCTGGTCAAATAGCCCGACGGCTCGACTGCTGCGCTCTCTTCCATCACTAAATAAATAAAGCTAGTACCGAGGTATATACCCATATATCCGATATACGGCACGATAACATGTCAATAACATTAGAAGCTTATACAGAAGATTGTACGGAATATGATAACTGCGCATCATGCGCCGATGATCTATATTCTGGAATGTCTTCTGACGAAAGGGAAAACATATGAGAAATTGCAAGCAATGCGCTAAACAATATGAGTCCGATGATCAAAGATCAAAATACTGCTCAAAGTCATGCACTAGAGCGGGTCGACTCGAAGCTCAAAAGAAAGCATCAAAGAAATATAATCAATCATTAAAGCAATAATAATATGAACGAAGAAGAAGAGACACTTACAAAAATAATCATACTTATCACAGAGTTAACGGTCGCTGTTCATCAATTAGCAGATCGAGTCATAGCACTCGAAGAAAAAATCAAATAATATGAGATTCTTCCTATTTCTTATCCTACTTTGTCTTCTTGGTTTTCAAGAATTAGCAAGCATTATACTGTTTGGCTGGGTTGCCATTGTAGTTGTAATTATGACAGTTGGCGTAATTATTAAAATTAACGAATAAATATATGCAAGTATTAGGTATTATCTTAATGGCAATGTTCATCGGTTGGTTCTGTGCTAGATTCATCCGATCTTAATTATCAATTAAAAACAAAAATAAAACTATGAAATATAAAAAAACAATTATATATATATCAGTCGTTACGCTAGCTGTGTATCTTTTACTTATCGCTGTATCTTTGATCTCACAGTCTGAAAAAGTTCTTAAAATGAGATCACCTATCATTATTCAGTCACCTTTCTACCTAGAATCAAGAAATAAGTCTGATGTATCATTCATTACCAAGGCTTACGCAGAGGATAAGGCTCAAGATAGCCTCGTCATGGAGACTTTACTTGCTAAGCCGACTATTGAGCCAGCCAAAGAATTATCGCCCGTTGTAGAGGCTTCTGTGAGCGTTTCTGAATCAGAGGTTGTGACATACATTCGTTCTGTGTTCGGTAAGCACGCAGACAAAGCGATTAAGATCGCACAATGTGAAAGTAACTTGAACCCTATGAGAGTTGGTGACAAGCACTTGTCATACATGGTTGACGGTGTTAAGCACGGCGAAAGCTACGGAGTTTTTCAGATCAGATTCTTAAAGGGTCGCCCATCACCTGCTCAACTACATGATTATAAGTTCAATATTGACTATGCTTACGGCATTTTTAAGAAGTCTGGTAGATTTGGCGGAACAGAAGGTTGGTTCAACTGTGCTAAAAAATTAAACATACACTAATGACATACACAGAAAAATTATACTGGTATGTACGGGACAACAAAAAAGTTACATACCAACAAATTGAGTATTTCTCAAAGAGAAACCACAAGAAGATTGAAACAACTACACGAACACTTAGACGATTCAGGGACTCTACTGATAGGCACTACGATAAACATTTTGCCGTTGTGATCCTTGATGATTATATTATTGAATATTTATACCTCGAGAGCCCCGCTTCATAGCGGGGTATTTTTTATATAAAAAAACCGCTAGTTATTACTAGAAGTTTTTGCGATCAAGTCTCGTATATATAAATTCCAAGACTTACCAGAATTTTGCCGATTTAGTTTTAGTTCTTCATACACTTCATCAGATAGGCGGATATGCCTAATCTTATAGTGTAGATCTCTTTCTTTTTTCTTCATCATGTCGAAGTTTAATGATGTTATATTGTGTGTACTATTGTGGGTACAATACCCCCACCGTACAGAAATCTTCATTTTACCCGTAAACATTGAGCTTTCTAGCGTTTTTGACGTTTTGAGCTTGTTCGAGTCCTTGTCCTTAACGCACAAGTCTTTTTAGTATATTTAGTGATTAAGTTTAGATGGCAACTTAAATCTATAAAACCATGCTTACGGTATAAAAAGTGAGTTCCTGTTCCAATGCCCCTAAACTTTTTAATTCCTCTAGGTCTCTTTGGAAAGAGTGGGTGAGAATACTCCGTTAACTTCGTATGCACAGTAAAGCCCTGAACAGTACTAAAGCTTCGACTCTTTAGCACCATACAGGGTTCTAATGTCGAAGTTAACGTTGTATATTAATTATTAAACGCGGAAAAATTAATGTCAAATTCATATCTGTGGATAACCTTGGACTATTGACAGTAAACCGATAGTGTGTGCTTAGCAAAAATCTGCATGTGCTTAGCCACAAGGTAAGTTTTCCTTTAAAAATTCATTATACTCAAGGAGAAATAAAGCTTCTGCCTCATATATCTTCATGGTTGTTGCCTCCCTCAATTGGATTTTTTGCCACCTTTGAGGGAATTTTTGTATAAACCATTGCTTAAAGTCTTTAGGTGTAAGGTGTGCCGAAAACTCCGACGAGAAGACATGACACCGCTTGCACAGTGCTATCAGGTTTGGCGGGTAATACTTAGTTGATACTTTGCGACGCCCAATAACATGGTGAACATCACTAGAAGGCGCACCGCAATGCTCGCACTTAGTCTTTATTTCACGGATTTTCTTTGAGACGTGCGTCCAAAACTTATCTTTTTTTAATCCTTTTTTAAATCCAAAGATAAAACTCATCGCAGTGGGTTGAATATAAGTTGCTCGCCGATCTTTGTAATTTCATAAACTTCAACATCGCCAAGTTCTGCATGCCATTTCTTAGGGATTGTGATCAAGGTTACTCCGCTTTTTAGTTTTTGTACTTTTCTTGTCTTTTTTTCCATATATTAATTATCCATCTTTATCAATAAAAACACAAATTATGTTTAATATTATAGGTTTATCCACAGGTAAGAATATAAATACCGTTTTTTCTATGCTATAATACATATATGAGGGAAACAAATTAATTCGAGACAAATTAGCAATTCGTTGTTAATAAGTTCTCGCAAAATCATATGTCGATAATTCAATCGATAGATCGAATATCAATGATAGACGACGAAATCAAAACGTTGTCTGAACAGCTCGCTACGCTAAAGGACAGAAAGCAAGATCTTAAGATGCACATTCGCACAGAGCTTGAGGCTCAAGGCATGAAGTCCGCTAAGTATGATACGGCAACTGTATCGATTAAGACGGAATCAACGCTTAAGGTTACCGATAACAGAAAGCTTGTAGAATGGCTAAAGAGTACAGGGCAAGAGTCGTTAGTCGAAGAAGTACCAGCAGAACAGTTCAGTGTTTTAGCTAAGCAAATTGTGGATTCAAACGTGGAAGTACCTGGAACAATTATTAAGGATACAGTCTTTGTATCGATCAGAAAGGCAAAATAATATGAAATTTAATCTAAAGGATAACTATGACAAAGCAGCTAAAGAATACGGATTTGGAAAAGGCGAATTTTACAAAATAACAGACGGAGAAAACAGAATGCGATTAGCCTCAATCTTAGTCCCGCATCAATCAGAATATCAAGGTAGAAAAACATTCAAGTGGGTAGGTTGGGTTATCGATCGTAAGGACGGTATAGTTAAGCCGTATTTTATGCCTAATACTATTTACAGGGCAATTGAAGCCCTCCAGTTATCAGTTGATTACGGATTTGATGAAGTGCCTATGCCTTACGATCTAACCATCTTCGCCAAGAATGCAGGATCGCTTGAAGTCGAGTATCAAGTTTTACCATCACCTAAGCTTATCCCATTGACTGCTGACGAATTAATTGCGTTAGAAGAAAGAATGCCAATAACTGAATTCGTAGAGAAGTTATCAGAAAAGCAAGGCGAGAAACAACCAGAAAAAAAGCCATTGCCACATAAAATAATGCAGAGCGAGCAAAGAGATGAAGAGATCAGGCTTGAAGACGTACCATTTTAATAATAAAGTCGGTGCTGTCATAGTGAGGCTGACAGTTAAATGAGGGGTGCTAGTAATAGCTACATGATAAAAATGAGGAACTAACAGCCGACATTTTAAATTAATAAACAAACATGATAACAAACATCAAAAGAATCAAAATAAGCTCAAAGATTGAAACACCAAAAGAATACAGTATCGACGATGATATCCAGTTGATAGCTGACGGGCAAATTATTAATCTATCTTGTGTTAAGATTGATACTAAGAGCAATCAGGATGGAACAGTTGACCAAGATTATATTTTCAAGGCTCTATGATCCTACAAACAATAAACCAAATAAAAACAGAACTAATCAAAAACCCTATGCGTAAGGGTGTAATACTCGCCAAGCTTGCCGAGATTGAAAATGAAATGCATTCAATCCAAAGCGCAATCAATAACGAAGTACCTGACAGAGACATAATAGAAACCATTGACGCTCTTATATAGCTATCAACTCGACTACACATCGAGATTTAAGCAAACAATTAATAAAAGACGCATGAAAACAATATCAAAAGTAGCATCAAAGGTAGCAGTAAAAAAGCCAGTAGTTAAGAAGACAGCCAAACCAGTAAAGAAAGTAAAGAAGCCAGCCAAGAAGGTGACAAAGAAGGTGACAAAGAAGGTAGTCGCAAAGAAGCCAGCGAAGAAAACAGTTGTGAAGAAATAAACTAGCTCCGTTCACGCAGTCCTACTTATTCGGTTGTATGGTTGATCACGGATTACCACCTCAAGGCGTGTGGAGAGGTGGTGAAATTAAATAATATATATGAAATACATTAAAATACTAGGTAGAATATTATTTTTTCCTCTTTGGGCTTTATTTGCGATACTATCATTTATAGTATGGGTAATATTCTTAAATAATTTTATATTATGGAAAGCAGTATGGATAGATACTTATTTTAGTTTAGATAATTAAATAATATATATGACCAAGAAAGAAGCAATAGAGCTAGCTATTAAAAAAGGCGGTTATTTTAGGCATTTGGAAAATCCTAACCCTAACGGAGAAGATAGACCTATCGTTCAGGATCAAGCTTGGGTGTTGCAAGATCCTTTCTTTTGGCAATCCTTAAATCGTGCGTTTGGATGGAGTACAATTGAACGAATAGAAAGTAATTTGTACATACCTAATTGGGAAATACGTGCTAGGGAATGGTTTGACTCAGTCCTTAGTGGAACAGAAGATAAATTTTGGAGCAATCTAAATTGAATAATCATGACAGAAAAAAACAAAGCACAAATAATTGAATGGCTATACGTTAACGATGGTGGATTTTCAAGTAAGAATGAGTGGAGGAAGAAGCTGATAAGTTATCTAGACTATTTGATTGATCCATCTAATACATCGAACACAATTGATCCAGAGTTTCTAGAAAAACCCACAATTTTATCTGTAGACGATGCTTTATGGACAAAGGCAAGCGAATTACTAAAAGTATACTATAAGACTAATTTATGACCCCTAACATTTCAACAATATCGGTTAGCAAGTTCTACATGCTATATGATGAGTACGAACGTAATATATCAGCATGTAAATGGTGGCAATTTAGAACGCGTTCTAGGCTAAAAAAAGAACTAAAATTAATAAAAATGTATCTTGTAAGTGAAGCCGTTGACTCGTCAATCCGTCAGATTGGTGAGGGAATACTAAATCAAATAGTCGGTGCGGCTGAAAAGAAGTGTAACTGTAACTACGATTGCAACTATGATGCGAAAGCACATAGTGAACATTATTAAACAAACAGAAATGATCAATAAAATGTATGTATTAATGGATGCGGGGTATTCCGAATCTTTCGCATCATTAGCAGAAGCAAATAAAGCATGCGAAGAATTATCAAGGAAACATTGTAATTGGCATGATGGTGGTCAACCAACCCCATACGTATTTGAAGTAGATTTAATAAATAAACAATAACAACAATGACAACAGAAGAAAAATATCCAGATGCTAAATTTGGCATAGTGAATGTACGTAGAGCATACGCTTGGGATGACGATGAAGATGTAGGAATGGTTGATGAAGGTTGGGAATTGTTTTTATATCACTCTTGTGATGAATGGGTAATAGGAAACTTACAAGATGGAAAACAATTTGCAAAAAATCTTGAACAAGCGATTAAATACATAGAGAGCAATCCCTAATATGACCCAAGAATGGACACAATGCAAAGACTGTTTAGCTAATTACAAGTTAGGGAGTCTTCACATTTGCCCACCTTGGATAAAAGAATTAAAAAGATTAAATGAACTTAGAAAAAACAAAAAAAGCATACGAGGAAATTTTTAGCGCAATAGACAAACATAGGGATATAATTACCTTTGATTATAATGACTTACTTTGCAAGTCAAAAATACATCTATTTGCTATTGAACTAAAAGAAAAATATGGTTTGAATATTGAACCACAAAATATTAGATCTTTAGATTGGAATAGGTTTGGAGACTACTTATCTATTGGGTTATTTGGTGAAAAATATAAGCGAATTATATCTTGGCCTGACGACGGGAAACAACCAGAAGATGAGGTGCTTATACATTTAAGCTTCCCTACGGGTGCATACATTTTTGGGAACGATTACCCAACAGAATTATTCAAACAGTTCTGGCAGGAATTAAAAGCATATAATCCGAAATATTATGATACAGTCAATAACAGTCTTTATTTCTCAATGGAAAATGGAGCAAAGATATTTAATGAATTTCAGGGAATACTTGAAAAGTACTATGAGTTAAACGAAGAAGACTTAAAGAAAAGAAAGATCAAAAAATTGCAAGACGAACTGGAAAAATTAAATAAAGAAAGCTAAATAATATGAAAATACAAGATATAATTGACCACATCCCCGAGTATAAAGTAATTGAGACAGGGAAGATATTTGAAGCTATCTGCATTGATTACGAAGATGAGCTAATTTTTTACGAGAGTGGTCGCGGGTTGGGTTTCGATTACGGTTTTGATAAAGTCCAAAAGATGACCCCTCTATCATTTAATGGTGAGAGGATAGGGATTGGGGATACTGTCAAGATACAGTATGGGGAAGAAATGATTGTATATGATTATTACTATGATTTTATAGACAAAAAATGGTTAATACAAGCCAGTACATTCAATTCTGCTCGCTCTAATTATTATGCACATGAAGAGATAGAATCCCACACCCTACTTCACCCAACTAAAGCCAAAGAAGTAACAATGAAAGAGGTTGAGGAGAAGTTCGGCGTGCGAATAAAAATTATAAAGTAATATGAAAAAAAGATTAGACAATTATAGTCTGTACCAAAGAATACATTATTGGATGAAAACAAAATACGGTAAGCCAAAAATTTGCGAAAATTGCGGCGTAACTAATTCTGCAAGGTATGAATGGGCTAAATTACCAGACTATGACTACGATTTTAAAAAAGAAAATTTTATTAGATTATGTAAATCGTGCCACGTACGAATGGATATGGCCAATGATGAGAATTGGGCAATAAATATAAGCAATGGGCTAAAAAATGTATATTTGAACAAGCCAAATTCCATGACAGGTAAAAAGCATTCAGAAGCTACAAAGAACAAAATAAGTGAAATGCACTTACAGTATTGGAAAAACAATCCCGTAAGAAAACCACCATATAATAAAGGAGTTAAAAAGATTATGCCTTTACAATTGTGTGGTGGTTGTAAAAGTAATTTTACCCCTAAAAAACTAAAGCAGACATTTTGTTCAAATAAGTGCTCTCACAAAGGAAACATAAATCGAGTTTATACTGAAGAAAACAGAAAAAAAGCATCTTTACGATTAAGTGAGTTTAATAAAAAAAGATTTAAGATAATTGAAGATGGTAAACCTAAATATATTAGAACTATTTCTACAGAAACACGCAAAAAAATTGCAGACGCGCTTTCTAAACACTGGCAATTAAAAAAACTCAAAGATAATTAAATAACAAAACAATCACACACTAAACGCTGGCGTGTTGGAATAGGTAGACAAATGGTAAAGAGAGGGGTTCGATTCCCCTTGCAATCTGGCCACTTGCAGTCTGGTGACCGAGGCGTATGCTCAAACGCCAATACTTGTAGTTCAAATCTACAATAGAGCATGCAAGGTGACTATACGAGATGCTTGGAAAGTTCCAAAAGGGACATATAGGCAGGTGAAAAGCAAAAAGAATCCTGTCTCTCGTCAAATCCTTGCCGCCAGCCCTTAGTGTGTGATTAATATATAATATGGACAACAAAGAAAAAATAGATGATTGTACAGAACAATTAGTAGAACAAAGCCCACGGGATTTAGGCTATGACATAAATGGTAATATTGGTGTTTTTCTAAAAGATCTTAATGTGGAATGTAAAAAATGTAGTAGCGGTAGAATATCTGTTGAATGGGTATGCTTAAGCTGTGACAATTCTAATGTCTAAACATTAAATAACAAACAATCCCACATTGAGTGCTGGTGTAGCTCAACTGGTAGAGCGGTTCAAAAAAGTATTGGGGTCGGAATTAAAAACTTTTCCCATTAGTTCGCGTTGTAGGTTCGAATCCTACCGCCAGCATTCAGTGTGTGATTGATAACAAAATGAAATTACAACATCAAACCCTAAAAACAAAAGTACAAGCAAAAAGAAGATTGCCAAAAAAACAAATCAAAGTAAACAACGCAGGTTGTCCTAGTAATGCAGGAGTATTCATATGTAGATATGATGATGGTATGTGTTTGCATCAAAATGGTTTTATGGCATACACACACAATGTAAAAGAAAAAAACATAATCCAAGAAACAAAAAGCGATAGAAGAAATGGGGATTTGTTTGTTCAGGTAACATGTTGGCTTCTGCTTGGTTGTGTTACTTATTATTTATTAACCTTAGCTAAATGATACTTGCAAATCAAAATGCAAGTAAAATAATAGTGGCTTATCTGTAAGCTAAATAATTAATTTTATAAATTATGTGGCTAGAAGAAGAAAAACAAAAGTTATTGGAACAGTCAGCCCAATTTCTTGCTACTCATAAAAAAGATTGGTGGTCTGATCCACTGGCTAGAGAATACGCGCGTTACTGTATGGACACAATCGAGCAAAAAATGAGTGTGAAAATAAATGAACTTGAAGAAGACGCTTGGAAATATAGAGAGTTAACAAAATAAACATGACAAACTTTATAATTACGCCAATAACCCCTGTGCCAGTTGCGCCAAGAGTTGCACCAGTAATGGTTATGTCACAAAGAGAGTATACAATACAAACCAGCACTAGAGGCGATATATTCGCAGGTTTTCTTATAGTTTTTTCGGTGTTAATTGTGTTATATGTTTTGAAGAGTTAATTAAATTTGAATAAATATGAGTGTAGATTATTTTCCATGTTGGGAATGCATCAGTGTAATAAATGACTATGATTTCTATGCTAATTGTGGAGATTGCGGAAAAACGTTTTGCAAAGACTGTTATGAAGAATTAGTTAAAAAGTATGGTGTTGGGACAGAATCACAACAAGATTATTACGGTGAAGATGTACTTTTAGCATGCAATAAGTGCAGTAAAGAAGGAATAAAAGAAACAATAAAACAATTAGAAAAGAAATTAGCAGAATTAGAAACTTTAACTGACTAAATAAACATGATTAACTTATCAATATTCGCAACATTATCGATTCTAAATTTATTGTTAGTGTGTATGCTTGTGTACTCAATGACATCAAGTATATTTGTTACCCTTATCATCTGTTTAGTAATACTGATAACTTGTTGCTACATCGCTATACTGCTAACAAAGAATATATTTTAATATGACAAACCCAACACTAATTCAAACGATTAGAGACATTAAGAATTTATCTAAATCTATACATAGGGATTCACTAACTTTATTCAATGCTAGCGTACAAGATAAATTCCTTGATGATGGTCTTGCGATATCTATACAGAAGCAAGCTAGCGAACTGTATGAATTAAGCCAAAAAATAAGATGAGATTTATTATAATTCTAGCCTTGGTAATGTTCTTTGTGCTTGGATACCTTAACTACCCACAGAACAAACAAGCAACATTTGAGCCTAGCCAAGAGAGATATTTGAAAGAAGCTAATTTTTACAGAGAAAGAGCCGGGAATAAACCTATACAGTCGGGATTACACTTGAAGGAATGGGCGGAGAAAAGAGCGTGCGAGGTTGCAAAGTTTAATAAAGAAGATGGGGAGATACTAAGCCACAGGGGATTCTACGAGTTTTTTGAGGCTACACCTATACAAGGTCGACTTGCTGAAAATCTAAGCTCTAATAGGACAGCAGAGACCGTTATAGGGGCTTGGTACTTAAGCTTCAAGCACGGTGAGGCGATGCTTAGCGAATCATATAGGTATATGTGGGTTGCGCAATGTGAGAATATTTTTGTGCAACTTTTGAATTAATTATATGGGAATAAAATATTTTGATGCTTTTGCAGGAATAGGCGGGTTTTCGCTAGGCATACAACAAGCTTATGAGCTACAAACAATGGGAACTCAATCCGAAAATAGCCCCAACATTAAGAGCGCAACATCACAACACAGCGAGCGTCCACTTTGTGTTGGTTACTCCGAGATTGATAAATACGCAAGCGCAGTCTATCAAATTAATTTCCCAGAACATAAGAACTATGGAGACATTACAAAAATCGACTGGCGAACAGTCCCAGATTTCGACCTCCTCACTGGCGGATTTCCTTGTCAATCTTTTTCAATCGCTGGAAAGCGAGGAGGTTTCGATGATGTTAGAGGGACGCTCTTCTTTGAACTTGCAAAAGCTCTTAAAGAAAAACGACCCAAGAATTTCATATTTGAAAATGTTAAAGGATTGCTATCTCACGACAACGGAGACACTTTCAAAACCATCATTGCTACGCTTGCAGAGTTGGGGTATGGTGTCGAATGGCAAGTGCTTAACAGCAAGAATTTTGGAGTCCCCCAGAATAGGGAAAGAGTGTACATTATCGGACATCTTGGAGGAATCCCCGAGCGACAAGTATTTCCTATCAAAGGTGAACCAACAAAAGATACTCGGTCAATTGGAAGAGAAATTTCCTACGCATTAGACGCAAATTACGCTAAAGGGACTAACACTATTGAGAAGTCGCGAAGGCAAATTGTCCCCGTCCTCACGCCAGACAGATTAGAAAAACGCCAGAATGGCAGGAGATTCAAAGAAAACGGTGACCCAAGCTTCACTTTAACATCACAAGACAAGCACGGAATATACGATGGTATGAGGATTAGAAGACTGACACCCCTAGAATGCGAAAGGTTACAAGGTTTTCCTGACGGTTGGACAGAAGGTGTGAGCGACTCACAAAGATATAAATGTCTTGGCAATGCGGTTACTGTAAATGTTATAAAATATTTAATTAGTAAACTTTCGAATTAATGGACATACTAAACACAATCGAACCTAGCCAATTAGAAAGAATGCGGTTTTTTAGATCTGATCACATGATCCGCCAATACCTACATTACAAGGCAAGTGGTGGCAAATTGGATCTTGGAATACCTCTATGGGAATCAAAAGGCTACCAGTTGCATTATAATAAATTTTGGTATGATAAGCTTACAGATCAAGAAGGACATTATGTTTTGTGGCTTGTCGACGAAAGAGCATCTTCATGGAATACGTCCACTAGTGTTATTGAAGAATTGATGAAGAAGCTTAAATGTCATTTCTCGATGGTTAACGCTGAACCTATGCAGTCCGAACCACAACTAAAACATGCCCATTTGATTAAATTAAAATAAATATGAAAATAGAAGCATTCTACACCTCTATCCCATACGATCAATGTCGATGTGAGGATAAAAAGAAACTGCTGTGGAAAGAAGACACCTTGAATACTGCTTACTTTTGCCTGAATACTAAGTGCATGATGTATTCCCACCCTCCTACATGGCATAAAAATAAAACATTAATCACAATATATGATGACGATTCGAACCTCTAGATGGATTAAAGAACATGAATATTTATATCGATTGACTAACCTTGATGATTACAAAGGACTTCAAAGAATAAAAGTGCATGACCCCAAGTACTTATTCACAGATCAATTCGGACGCTTTGAGGTCAGGTACATAACAGAAGAAGAGTACAAAAAACGCCTTGGATAATGGCGTTTTTATAAAACCCCCGCCATTGCGAGGGTTTTGATTTTACCGAGGTAAAACGTGTTTGGTAGTTTTGGGTCGATACTACATTTATATTGTACCAAGAAAATAAAAATAAGTAAGGAGGGAGGGACGTCAAGTGGCTGTACGTCCCCTTAGGTTGGTTGTTGTGATCTTGTGAATAAAGATCAGCGAGTAAGAGCTTTGACGAGTAATTCCCAGTATTGTTGGATTGTGCCTTGTTTAACTTCATACGTGGCTCTGTCTGCCACGTCATGACAAGCTCGACAAAGTTGCACAATGTGGTCTCTATTGCCTCCCATTCTAACTGGAAGCCAATGATGTTTTGTCGAACGTCTGAATTCCCTGCACCTTGGACATAACATAAGCCTGTTTTTCATGATTAACCTCCAAGGAAACGAGCTTTCTCATCTGCGACTGAGCGACATTCTTCGCAGTGGGTAAGCCCCAGTGATCGGAACATCTGACCTCTAATAGTCACATCTGACACAGCGTCACGGATTTGAGCGATAATACACCCATAGCAATACGTTTCGTTTTGGAAAACAACGTGTTGAATAAATTTATTACCGCAAACACAACATTTTACAAATAGCATGATTGACCCCCATACAGATTAAGCATAAATGCTTGTTATTCAATCGTAGGGCTTTGACATTCTTCAAGATGGTATAAACCTACCTCGTTGAATATTTCGCCTCGCCTTGCGACGTCTGGAACGTTTCTTTTGATTCGTACCTCGAAACATGAAGCGTGCCAGTCGTAGCCTGAATGATTGATGAATGTATCGTCTTTTTTAGATCTGCAATGTGCGCAAGTTTTGGTTTCCATAAATCCCCTTTGTTCGAACGTTTACCACATTATTATTCTGATCTGACGCATAAGCCAGTAGAATGCTGATACTATCATTGTTGTTACCGCCATTAACTCGATTAAAGCCTTCTTTCTCTTGTCCATAACTACCTCCTAGTTGATTGTTAAAACTGGACTTTTGGCTGTACCCTGAAATACACGTTTAGAAGTGTTAGCATGGAATTGATCGCTACTGTTGCCGTTGGGTTGGTGACGTCTGGTTGAATTGTAATTAGAATGTTAAGTACAAGCTGTGCCAATATAGACCAAAACTGTCTTGATTGTAATAGCTTTTTGATAGTGTTCATGGAAATATAAATTTAATTATTCTACGAAATAACCAAGATAAAAATACTTCAAGTTTTGAATGCTTCATGTTACAAGAAGAAATACGATAGAAACAACAAAGAAAGCAATATAACACCCACTGACAAAGATTGTTTTGTGATAGAACTTCTGATTTCGTTTACACTGTTTTTCGAAAGTGTGAAAACTAGAAGAATTGCGCATATAATGATAATCACAGGCATTATGTATCGTATAAATATCAATACATAAGCTAGTGTATTTAGATTATTACCTATATCCAAAGTCATATGTTTTACGTTTTAATTCGTCTATTTCTTTTGGGCTTGGGTATCTCTTAAATTCATCAACAAATCTCTTGATCAGTTTCTGCAATTCGGGATTGGCTTGACTAGCCTTTGATTTCATACAATTTTGATTGTTATCTCTGGATTGTCTTGTTTCTTATACTGTTCAAGAATTTGCTTATACCCCTCTGGTGTCGCAGCTCTAAGGATAACACCTCTTTCTTGTCCCATTTGGTAAACTTGGGAGACTATATCTTGTTTCTGTTTGATTTTAACAATACCAATTTTTGCTGAATATATCTTGTTACCTTTTGCCAATATCTTATTGTATGGGTTATATGAATCGTGTATGTGATAGCCTTGTTCGTCTATGTGCGTGAGCAAAACTGCGTGATTTTGAGTATTCTTATTACATACTCCTACATTGGAGTTATTCCAATCGTCACATGTTGAAACCGTGATGCATATAGGCGAAGTTTTAAGCCAATCTTTTAGATTCTTGTCAGATATCGTAACCCAAGCATGAGAGTACTCGTATTTATCCAACCATAGCTTTGCTTTTTGTCGGCTTTCCTGTGTAACGGGTCTATAAAAATCTTGCAAAGTCCAATTAGTTGGTAGATCCCATTCAGACTGCAAGGGTGTTCCTTGTAGCCTCGCAACTTCGTGAGCCGCTTCTACATAATTACCATTGTTTGGGTCTGTCCCTGCCTGCTTGGCGTTCCAACATTCAGAATAATTAACTCTATCCCCTGTAAGAAAGAACACTTGAGTTTCCAAGCTGTTTATTGCTGCTTGGTTAGTGCATGAAGAAGTTTCTTGTGATGGTCTCCATTGTGATTCGCCTGTTGGCAAGTAGGGTCTCCAGTCCCCCGTTGCGTTTCTAACCTCATACTCTACTTTGTTATTTTCCGTACCTCCCACGACCCAATCAAAAGGATTGTACGGGGTGGGGATAACGCCTTGTGGTGGTAGTTTGTCCATGCTATAATATTAATAATTAATTAATTGTAGGGCAATTATATTAGTTAATAGTACCCTTTATGTAATAGCCCTACTATTGCGTGAAGGGTTTTATTTATGGAATGTTTTATTTGCAAAAGAGAATTTGTTTCAAAGTACTATAAACAGCAATTTTGTTCTAAGAAGTGTGCCAACAATAGAGAGCGTAAACCTCGCAAAGAAAAAATTCTTCGAACGGGTTATTGGTATATATTGGTTAAAGGACACCATAGTGATACAAAGCAACATTACGTGGCAGAACACAGGCTTGTCATGGAAAAACATTTAGGACGGCCACTGTTGCCACAAGAAGCCGTCCACCACATAGATCACGATAAGTTAAACAATGATATAGCAAACTTACAACTATTTGCTACTCGCGGGCAACATACCAAAATCGGACACCCAGAAATCCATGAAAGATTGCAAAAACTGTTTAAGGGAAAAAGGTTTTCTCCTAGCACTGAATTTAAGAAGGGGCATACTAATAACCTTGGCGAGAAACTCTCAAAACGTCATATCGAGTCCTTGAAAAGAGCGTGGACAGGAAGAAAGAGGAGTAAGCAGGACGCTTTAGGAAGATTTGTA